TGGTCTTCACCAAATATGGGACCGCCTTTCGCTAGGCTTCGCTTGAATATAGGATTTACGGCGTTACCTATCAAGGAATCGATATCCTGAATATCCATGTAATTAGGTCTAGTGAAGGACTCTACAAGGTAACACCTACATCGCCAATCAATAGGAGGGATCAACCATTCGGGAAAACTGGATTTCGGAAAACTCAACCCCTCTAGGGCACGATGGGAATCACGTACACGCTCATCCCCTTGTGTCATATACATTAAGGTTGTCTCCTCTGGCAGGTTCACCCACCACACCGCTATGGATGAGGCATAATCTATATCCCTGTTCTCCGTTGTAGCGTATATATTATTGTATAGGTAGAAAATCCTCTCAGGATCATCATCCTCATTTTGTTCTTCCATGTCCATGTACATTTGTGTCTCCTCTGCGGTAGCGAAATCGACAAGATTATCTAAAGCGGAAACAAGAGCCTTTCTTTTTTCGATCTCAGAGGGGGGCAAGTATGACTCATCATGATTCCTCACTATATCTAACGCCTCGTTAAGGTCTATGCCAAATCTCCTTACGCAATGCCCGAAAGCGAACATGGCCCTAGCTTCAACGATCTCTTGAAATTCCTCAAGATCTATGGTTTGATTATCGAATTTATCTAACAACTGTTCGAATAAAAATAACAAATACTCGTATTCCTTATCTGTCCTATCGTCGACCTTAGTCTCATCAAATATCTCGTCTTCCATTCATGACCTCCCGTAAATAGTTCGCTACACTACCGCTACTTCTTCTCCTATAACGTCTTCTGGACGTGGGAGCGACAATCCCCGTTGATCCACCTGAAACTACGTTATCCTTGCCATCGACCTTACCATCATCATTTATATCATTCCATCCAGCGGGATTATTAAATTGTTTCTTTACGACAACACCAAATTCCTTGGCGATCTCTTCCGGCTCTATCTCATATTTATCTGAGAGAAAATCATAGAGGTCTATCTTGCTATCAACGCTCATCTCCAACCCTCCGGAATATTTAAACTCCAACCCGTCATCTATATATCCCATAGCTACTAGTCGTGGGATAATCTCCTCGTTCATGGCGTTCTCGATATATTCCCGGTAAACCTTGATGCGATCTCGGAAAATATCTTGATGGGCTTTTGTTGATCCAACATAGGATTGTGTCGCTCCAGCCATAGACTCAGAACCTAGTATTAAATTTGAAACCTCGGCGTTGACCAGCTCGATAAGGCTCGTATAAATCTTCTCGCTATTGGACATAGTAAACGCTTTGACATCGATATCATCATTCAATCCGGTTACGATGACACGATTGGTGGCGGCTGAGGCGATATCGTTGGCTAGTCTATTTCGATCTCCAAGATTCTCACTCTCCGATTTACCATGTATAATAGGTTGTCCATATGTATGGCTAAAATTTATATAGTTAGCCAACGTGAATTTCTTGGCGAGAATCAATGGAGTAGTGGCAGAGAACAAGCCTAGATCACCAGAGTTTATAAGGATATAATTCTTCTTATATTTAGGAGCCTCAAGATCCCAATTAGGAAGCCATATACCTTGACGTTTCAATACGGTCTTTTGTTCAGGCAACACATTGCGGCGTTCGATGAGATTTACGTCATTCAATTTACCCGTAATAGGATCGGTTGTAGGGTTAATCTCAATCAGCGTATAACCGTACAATTTAGATTCGGCAATACCCTTGATGATCTTGATGAATTGACTCCCTTGTATTTTCTTCGTAGCTTCTACATCACGGACATATTGACCATTGGCGTTTTGCCTTGCCAGCATATACCTTTCCCCAATAATTTGGGATTCCAACGTCTCTAAAACACTCCTTATATGAGCGTCTTGTTGTACGCACGCCTCATACAAGTCGATCAACCTAGATCTGTCATCCAATATTACACCTTTAACAACTTGAGAACGAGTGGATTTATATCTGCAATTCCTTTCGATCATGGTAACGTTAATTTTGGAGGATTTCCGATTCCTCAGAAATTCTCTGATGCTCTTCTTCTATCCGCTCATCTACAACAAAAGGTAGAGGAACAGGAAGCCAAGATCGAAGAGGATAAGCCGAAGGTGGAATATTACTCTGGTATGGTAGAGAATCGAGATTACTTTACTACTACGACTATCGCTACGGAATTGAGAACGACATCTCAAGTATTGAATCAATTCTTATGTAAGAAGGGAGTATTGACAGGGAAATCCGGTAGCTGGAAAGTAACAGATGAGCATCAAACCTTATTGTCACCTTCTCCGTTCAAGTCAATTATTCGATGGAATCATGAGGGACGAACATTGATCCACCAGCTTTGGGAAGAAAGAGTAGAAGAATTAGTAGAAGCTTAATAATAACCACGTCTACCTTTCCTTTTCGGATTGGTGGACACTAAAAACTATCACAAAATGGAAAAATACGAATTAAAAGAAAACAACACTTATTATTACAAGCATCATTTATATGTCGTAATAAATATAGGAAGACAGAAAATGGAAAATGGAGCATGGGAAGATTGCGTTATCTATAAACGTGAGGATGCTCCTACAGATCCATTAGAGCAAAGGATGTTCGTAAGAGCGATAGATGATTTCTTGAAGAATTTTGAAACACTGGAATACATAAGGCCCTGTTTGTATAATGGCAGCCTCATAACGAACGGAATAACGATTAATACAAAATGAAAATAGTAAAAATGCGTGTTGGTAAGGTACTTGATCTCACTACTAACGAATTATTATATAATGTAGAATTTAAATTTGAGAACCAGCACAGATTCATGGGGTATTCAATTGAAAATTGGAAGGATATATGGGACGCAAGATTAGCTATCCAGATGCACGATAGAGGAACAACCACATTTCATCCAGTGGGAACCGATAAGAATGGTAAAGTTTTTATGTCCAATAGTCAAAAATCACAAAAGTAATCATGAACAAACAAATTCAAAATGTAGTAACAGAAATGATTGATGGTATTAATTACCAACAAATGATAGGTGGAGAAATTTTTCTAAACTTGAAAGATGTAGCAATTGGGCTTGGTTTTGAAAGAGAGAGGGAACGGAATGGAAACATAACCAAAACAATTCGATGGGACAATATTAAGAAATATTTGTCGGAAATAGATGATAGATATTTGACCCAAGAAGTTGGGTTAGATTTATTTATCTTAGAATCAGATTTTTATGAATTAGCTATGGTGGCAAAATCAGAAACAGCAAAAGCGTTCAGAAAGAAGATTGCTAAGGAAATCCTTCCTGCTATCCGGAAACATGGAGCATATATTTCTGAAAACGCAACTCCGGAGCAATTGGATCATTTGATGGAAAATCAAATTGTGGAGTTTTATACTGGAGGAGGAGAAAGATCCGCTCAACGCATCCGCCAGCTGATCTTTGATAAGAAATTCGACAATTTGGATCTTATCAAATCTTTCAACTATATCTATGATAGATTGTCATCTAGTTATAGAGGAGCGTTTATCAAAAGTTTTAAATATGCTTTGGACGAGGCATACGATCGTGTTCTCACTGGAGATGATAAGAAGATGAAGAAGATCGCTATGGAAAACTTGCGAACCAAAGGAGAGCTTCTTTACCGGATTGAGAACCAACATCACCAGAGAGATAATAGATCTTATGGTCAAAAACTAAGACATGCAATTAAAAACAATCAATCAAAATGAACAATCAAAAAGGAAACGATAAAACAGTTTTAGTCAACATTTCTTTATTGATCGGGAATCTCATAGTTATCAATACGCAAAGTGATGATACCGCTGAGATTATTGAACACAAGATACGAATGGCTATAGAAAAAATAGCAAAGAGCATATCGTTTAAATAACCATATCTGGAAAATCTCTTATAGTGTTTAGGTAAACTTGACAGACTATCAGAAGATCATTAAAATCTAAAGTAGGGTTGTCACATACAGCTTTGTTGCATGCTTGTTGGAATTTAACCAACTGATCGCCACTTAGCCCATAGAGTTTACCTGAATCCTTGAAATAATCAAACAATTTGTTTTCCATGATACATTTTATATTATGAGTACAAAGATAATCAGATGAACAATATTGAACAACAAATCTACGATAAAATCGTAAGAGCAAATAAGGAGTACCGGCAAGGTACTCCTATCATGACAGACTTTGCTTATGACATATTGGTTGATGAGTTAAGATCCATCAATCCGGATCATGAGTGGTTTAAAAAGGTGGAACCGGGAATGGATATTGTGGATCGGAAAGTAAAACTGCCGTTCCCGATGAGATCGTTGGATAAAGTGAAGACTTTTGAGGAGCTATGTCTGTGGTTCGATAAAGTTGGTATAGGACCAAATGACGATGTGGTTATCACTCCAAAATATGATGGTATTAGCTTGTTATGCAATGAGAATGACTGGATGACATATTCCAGAGGTGGTAATGACAATGAAGGGATGGACTGTAAGCGACATATGGATCTAATGTCTTCTGTATGGCATCATGACAATGCTCCTGTTGAATATACCTTTGGCGAGGCTATTATCCCAAAATCAATATGGAAAGATAATTTCGAAGGTAAGATAAATCCATTGAACGGTCAACCATATAAATCTGCGAGGAACACCGTGGCTGGGTTATTTAGGCGAGACGATCCGCCTTCGGAATTACTTAAACACGTGTATTTTATGCGATACGGAGCCTTTGGAGAAGGGGTTGATAATTTTCTTATATAGATCTCCTTGACCACATGGAAGCATATTTTGTTTATGTGGCAAGAATACTTCATACATTTGCCAGCTTTTTGAACGCCTCATTCCTTAAAGAGTTATTTGATAGTTGGAGTCAAGATTTTGCTATTGATGGCCTTGTTATCTACGTGAACAATATGAGGCGTTGGAAAGAGATTGGCCGTCACCCATCAACAGGCAATCCTCAGTGGGCCGTAGCCTATAAACCTGAAGAGTTTACGGATGCTGAGATCACCACTGTTCAATCCGTCAATTGCAAGGTGTCTAAATCCGGATATC